ACGCAAACTTTTGCTGCCATTCTGCTATTAAAAGCTGAATTTCATCTATATTTTCTATGGTTTCATCTCCTTTAAAAGAAAGAAATGGAAGCAATATCATATTTAAATCTAGTAGTTTTATTACATTTGATTTATCAGCTGAAGTAAATTTTACTTTTTTAACTTCTTTAATTGCTCGTACAAGTTCACTATCAGAAGGTTTAATTCTACTAGAATAATCAGAGTTAACTGTATAAGAATTAGCTCCTTTTAAAATACTATTTGCACCTGCACGTCCAAACTCGCGTCCAAATTGAGTTGCTGCACCTCTTATGATGCTATTACCAATTCCCATAATTATCTTTCGTTTAAATCTCTAACTTTGATTAAATAGATATGTAATACCATATGCCAATCGACATGTAGCTTATAGAATGCTAAAGGATCATCACCTTTCATAACTTTCTTTCTTGATGGACATCCTTCATACTTTGCTGTGTCTATCGCACCAATAATTATATCTTGTTTTCTATCATCACTCTCGTAATCAATGTTCTCCAGTGTTAAGAGAGCTTGAATTTGGGTATTCATATACCTGTTGACCATGGGCTCATAGTCTCCCCATACCTGTATGGCATGGTGCTCGATAGTTTCATATACTACCGGGAACTGTTCTTTAATGCGTAGTGACTCAGGGTTGAGTTGTTGTGCACTGCATAATCCTGCTATAAATAACAGGGCAATTACTAATAATATTACTCTTTTATCTTTCATTTTTTCAGTTTTATTACTTTGAAGGTATTTAAAAATCCCCTGTCCTATACCAGGGGACTATTATACTATAATACTTGTTTCAATACCGCTTCACCTTCAGAAGTTTCCGTTGCAGGAACTTCACCGGTTTCGATAGTCTCTGGAGCATATCCCCAGTGTTCGAAGTATTTCTCTGTTGCATCAGCTGCATCAGCTTTGAATTTACCTCTACTCTCAAACTCACGACGTGTAAGCTCAGCAAATGCATCCTCATCATCAGAGTTACCAAGAACTACGTGAGATGCAGAAGTAGCCATACGAGTCACAACACCCTTAGGGTCTGTAATAGGATATGGAAGTAAACCACCTACAGTAACAATGTCACCTGCGATGAATTCACCTTCTTTAGCATCATGACCAAACTGTGGTCGATTATCAGGTAAATAAGACTTAGGGTACTTAATTACATTCTGTGTCTTTGGTTCAATACGTAGCTTCATGCCACCCTGAACAACAAAATTTGGAGTTGAAAGCATGATCTTGTTATAAACATTATCTCTTTTGTCTACAAGACCTTCTTCTACTGCTATTACTTGCAATGTTTTCATAATTGTTCTTTTGTTTTATGATTATTATTATTTAACTAATACTGGAGTTAAGGATCCCTCCTTACAATAGTTTACGCGTAGATACTCTATCCAGCCCTCTGTTATAGCTATAGGTCTAGGATTAAAGGCATTAAAAGTATCTATTAGTTCACCATCTATTCTCCACTCTATCGTGTAGAGTTTATTTTTCAGGCTCATACAATGTAATCTTATCTAGATTACCCTCGTAGCACCTGGGTAAAGATTCTTCAGCGAGATAGAATATTTTCCTATCTCTCCTAAATAATGCTTTACCCTCTTTTGTTAACAACTCCATGGTTAGACCATCAAGTTTCGTAACTCTCTTAACCGGATCAATTAACTTTCTCCAGGTCTGTACTACCTTCGCTTTACCATAGCGAGAGTGTACAACTATTCTTCCTATTCCACTCATGGATACTTAATATATAAGATATGGGTGCTGAGATCAGCCTCAGGACGCTCTCCCTTAGCAATTGCTACTAAGGCATCCTGATTCTTTGGAATAGGGGCACAAATCTGTTTTACCATCTTTGAGTCCACTTGATTCCCATCGGCTAGTTTGAGACATTTACTCCAAACTGCTCGTGCTCTACGTACTTCTCCTTTGAAGTCACCTACAAAGAAGTTAAATTCTTTTGGTATACGTGTGCTATTCTTATTTATCTTGCTTTTCATCTTTCCAAACGACTATAAATGCTGGTACAGTAAATGCAACTAAGAAGGCAACTCCTATAAACATATCCTTTGAAGGATCACCTACGTATACAAAGAAAAGGAATACATATAAAAGAACTAACATTACTCTTGCTGTGATCCTCATATCAGTGAAATTAAAAAGTAAATCGCTCCTAAGGTAGCTAATGGCCACCAAGCTGGCATTGTAATATGTACTACACCATCTATTGTGGTGAAGTCATTGTTTTGAATAAACTCTTTCATTATGAATAGTTTAATATATGTACGTCAGTATTAATAATGAACTGGCAGTGACTAACGATAACACTGCAATCCATATGATATTGCTAAACTTATAAGTTGTAATTTTCCTTTCAGGCATAGTATTATAAGATGAATATATGAAAATCTACAACCTACCTCTTGTGTATATGGTTGAAACCAATTACCTTTGAGGCAAGTCGTAGACTTAAAAAACCAGGAGCTATCTTTTCGTTTTATGACAGTCGCTCAGCATGCCACTAATACCTAAGATGCATTATTGTTCGGGTTCGATTCTTTTTTCTGAACAATACTGCTTTAGGGTTCTTTCTATAACGTCTCTTTGGTGCAGTCTGTGCTGCAAATTTTACTTCCTCCTCTTTTGTCATCTTACCTCTGTCAGCTAAAGTGTCTATACGACGTTTAGCAGTTTTAGTAAAATATTCTTCAGTGAATAACTTAGAAGGTCCAGACATTATCTCTTGTCTCCTTCGAGAAGAACGTCTTGTTGTATGTTTATTCTTAGGCATTGTATTTCATTTTATGGAGAATAAAAGTACACATCGGTGAACCAGTATCTTCATTGTGATAGGCGAGGCGTTCGACTTCTTTATACCTAGCAATAGCAAAGAGATGTTTAAGAGCACCATCACGGCCCATCATATTAAATATCTCTTTGAACATACTCTCTCTTCTCATTAACAATGTAATGGCTAACACTGGAGTACTAGTACTCATTAGTGTTGTAATTGTAGACTCACATATATTACCGGTATAATCTAACCAGGCAAAGTCTGCATGTCTATTGTTAATGAAATATTGAGCAGTGGTAGTATTATAGAGTTTAATATTCTTATTTGACTTGTGCAATAAATGCTGATATTCAAATACTTTCTTATCTCTCTCAATAAAGCGTAATTTCCATTTAAGTCTCTCTAGTTCATTCTCTAGAGTAGTATCCTTACAAGGCATTGTTACAGCTATTCCAGGTATTTTTGGAATATGACGTATGACCATTTCTCTAGATGTACCCTTGGCACCATGCTTAGAATACTTTGGATCATACATTATTAGCTGGAGGTGCTTTATATGGAATACGAGTACCTCTCTTAACAATAGCGGCTGCATTTATAGCTGCTACTTCTTTTAACAACTCAACTTCAGCTAAATATAATTCTTTCTCCCAATCTGTTTTAGGATGTGAGTTTAAGAATTCTATATTACCTTGTGAGTTTCTCACTTGAACACCACCTATTGGATGATTTTCAAATTGTTGTACTGCCCAGACTTGTAGTTTACAAACCTTGACTCTTTTTCTCCAATTCATTTTGTTTGGATTAAGTTGAACATTTATTTAAGGGTAAATAAGTAGTGGCACCTCACGTTAGGTCATTCAGAGCTAGGAAGAACTTACCATAATCTTCATGCAACAGGGATTTCACCTCTCACTACTTATTAATATTTTTGTTTACAGACCTAAGTCATTCACAGCACAAAGACAAAGCTGACGTACGAGTGGAGCTGGAGGGATTCGAACCCTCGTCCATCAATGTATCTAATAAATATGATATACAAGTTTAGGGGTCGACTCAACTTAAGTCAACTACCACCAGTTAGTTTATAGTTCTAACAAACTTACTAAAAATTGCTATGGAGCATCCTCTGACATCAATGCTCCTCAAGAGGTTAGACACAGTTTTATAGCAATACTATTTAAAGATATTCTGTTTCCAAGAACTGCGCTATAATTCTAATAAGCTACGCAGCTACCTTTAACTCAGTTCGTGTATCAATGAGGTCGCCCTCACGATTTACAAACATAACAGTAGATTTCTCTGTGTTATTTATTGGGTTGATACGTTTTTAATGTGTCTCATATCATCACATACTTGCATATTTATCATCTATCATTATGTCAAATCCGGTCAGCCCCAGATCTTAGTTTACAAAGATATAACTTTAGTCTTTGAGTATACACCATTCTCATTATCTAATTGACCTTTTCTAACCCAACTAGCTACTGAACCAGATATTTGGTCTCTTGAAAGACCTAATCTATTCTTTTCAGCAAGAATCTTCAAGAATGCTTTATCAAATATTTCTGGTAACAGTTCAAAAGGTAATTTAGTAGGCGAACCCGGTACTTTAAAAGCTTTAGCTTCAATTATTGTTACCTCAGTAGTATTTATATCAACTACTTTTACTTGTTTACTATCCATAATAACTTTAAATCTCTCAGCTTGAATAGTAATTGGTTGTGCATCTAATTCTAATAATAACATAGTTTTAAGTTTAAATATATGGTAAAAGAAGGAAGGACACTGTACTTGTGCCTCGATTGGTCACTGCCCAACAGCGAGTGTACTCCTCTAGATGGAGACCTAATCATCTTACCTTCCTTCTAATCTTAATGTTTGAGAGCCGTTGATGTTTGCTTCTTCTCTCGCTATCATTACAGCCAAAATGGGTATTCAGCCCATCCAACGTTCGTAATATACTGCAGGACATTATTTATGGTTGAGAATGTCAAGTCTCCTCCGGTCCGGACCAGGTTTGGAGTTATTTATTTTCTGCAGGTTTCTTCTTTACCTTTGCTACTTCGTGAGTAGTTCTAGTAAATGTCTTACCACCTTCTGTTTCTATATGCACTATTTGTTGCATATTTCTCCCTTCTGGCTTACGCTTCCAGGCTGTTGTGATTTGTCTTTGTAACTTCTTCATGAGTTATTTGTTCGTGAGTTAATAATACTAATTGTGCTTCATTCCAATCAAGACTATACGGTGTAACATGTTTCGCTATCTTAACAGGATGTATACCAGCTAATGCTGGAACACTTCTCTTTAATATTAGAGAAGCTTCGACAAGCCCATTAGCTAGAACTACTGCCTTTGTGACAGTAGTCTCAGCTAATTGCATTTCCAGTACAAATACTTTCATTCTCATTTCCTGAAGCATTTTAGTCCATTCTTAATCTTACGGACTCGTGTACGTGGTACATTGTTCTCCACATGATATGGATTCTTCCTACGTTTACTAGTTTTACGTTTCATACTATTATGGGTTAATAATGAATATTGTGCTCCATTCTAATCATTTTCGTAAGCCATTTAACTCTAGGCTTAATAGCATAAGGTTTCCAAATATATCCACCTTGTCCATTAATATGCCACTCACTAGCAGAGTATCTTATAAACTTTTTACTAAGCTTAAGCTGTATTGTATCAATTAAGAAATCACTCTCTAGTCTAGTAATATCTCCATTTATCTCTAATCTATGAACAACTATGCATAAACCAGAGTATTTCTCTGCTAAAGGATATAAATCTAAATCCCCTTTTAATAGAGAACACGTTTTAAACTCATTTAAGAGTAGTACAAATAATCGTTTCATTGTGTTTAATTTAAGTGGATAATTTATTAAGGGTGTCCCCAAGTATTTTTACTTGGCTGTCCAAGTGCACTTGCGCTAAGACTATATTCAACTTGAGGACATTGCGCTGTATAAGGAGTCGAACCTCCAGTTAGTATCTCATGACTAACCTGCCCACGTTACAGCTGTAAACAAATAAGAGCAGAGCATTATCGCCTGTAGTTTATTAGACCGCAGCTAGCACTTCTTAAATGTATGTGTATAATGTTTACCTGCTAAGGAAATTTAGTCAATGACTTTTATCTAGGTAATTATTCTAGTTGCACATTGAACCTATATTCCCTTGTAGTCCTAACTGTATTGACCCTCTTCAGGCATCTCGGTCAGGAAGTCATCTATAACGGATAACTGCAGGATTAGTTTCTTTCTTCTTCGATACACACCTTGCCTATTACTAACAAGACCTCTTACTTTATAAGACTATCTGTTAGTTCAGTTGCAAGTGTGTATCCTTCGAAGACCCGTCAAGTTACTGCACATGCATGTACAAGGTCTGACAGGATTTAGGTCTTTAAACAAAAAGAGAGGTGTGTCTTTGCATCTTGCCAGGAGTAATCCTCCAACCTCTCTTTTCTACCTCCTATTATGAATCTTTAAGTCTTTAAATAATGATGTGTGTGTTTTAAAGAACCACACTTACATTTGAATACCATTGTGTATTCTAAATCTTTGTTAGCACATGTTTGGTTAACAAAGGTATCAAAGGAGCACACATGTATACTTACTCTTTCTCTTAATATCTCATTGATATCGTTTACTACTTTTTCTATCACTAGTTGTAAGAGATAATTATCCGGCTTACCACTGTTAATCATAGATGTCCTAGTTTGTTCTAACTCTTCATCAGTGTAACTCTGTAACAATTGTTTCATTTGATTGGGGTTTGTACAAGGAGTATACTCAAGTTTGTTTAAGTATGTCTCAAGGTTTATTACTTAATGAATAACCAAGAGATATACAACAAGTAACACACCAATGCACTGGTTCCTACTGTTTGCAGGATCCAGATACATAAAGGTGAGCTGTCTATGAAATCGTTAATTCTTCTCATACAGTTAAATAAGCATGAGCTGCGAGTGTAATGCATAATATGACTACAAGTGTAAACCATGTGCCTATTACTACATTAATCCAATTTACTTTCTTCATTAGTTTCTATTATTTAATGTGTCTGTAATCCATTGCTTATCGGGATTCATGCGAACACGATACTCCCTTAAAGTGCAATCACTTACACTTAACACTTCACCCTCACATAAACTGAGGAACAAGTGATATGGTTCTGATTCTCCAAACCAATAGCTACTTATTTTACCATTGATATACTTAATGGTAATCAACTGTCCATGAATCGTACTCTCATCAGTACTCATCATGGATAGAGGACGATATCAAATGAGTCATCTAACTCTATTGACTTAACACAGTAAGTTGCCTTACCATAGTATTCTTTAAGTCTCATGTCAAGATAACCTAATGAGTCAGCTATTATTAATAGCTTGTCGATGTTATGATCTGAACATACAGTACCAGTGTCTGAATATACCATAACAATGTAAACATGTTTCATGTGTATGTTATTTAAACACGACGTGATAAGAGATTTGGAGCACCATCCAGGTTAGGTAAGTTTGGATGTCTAGACTCTAACTCATTGTTAATATGATCAACCATTGGGTTGTTACTATACTTCATTGCTCTTTTAGCATTGAGTAAGTGATAAGTGTGCATGTCTGTTAACTTCATGTACCTCTTAAGTTTCATATCATACCACAATGGTACACCAGGCTTAGGCTTGGGTTTCTTAGCTTTTTCAGCCTCAAGGCTTACTAAGAGATCATGAAGGTTACCTATCTTCAAGGAGAGTTCTTTCCTAAACTCATTAGTCTCTAGAAAGCCTATATCCTCAAGAGTAATGTCTAGCTTACATATCTTATCAATGATCTTGTATGCTTCCTTAATGGTGAGTTGTCTCATCTTACGAAGTGTTATTTGATTGAATATCTACTCAGTCCTTCTGAATAGTGATTGCTCTTTAGAGCTATACATATACTACTTTGGGCAATTGAGGTATTTGAGGATATGAGATTTAGGCTACTTTCAATGTGGCCACGGCTCTCTCTCAGTCTTCTCAACCTAAAAAGTAAGTGCAAAGTCTATAGAACATACTAACTATCACCTTAGATGACTATAGACTTCACTTCTTCTTACTATTCAGCTCATACTTGCTATCAACTAGCATGAGACTTAATACCTTAATGGTAGAATGCAGAGGGCATTCTCTTCTACCGGGTCGCAGTTCTTTATAAAGTGCCTATAGATGTTCTCCTTTTACCTAGTGCTAGTTGATAAAAGAGTGTGTATTAGAACGTAGCACAGTTCTCTCCAGTATCACCTGAACAACTTTAATGATACCTTAGTCCTATTTATGTAGGTATAGAACGACCTATCGATGTTTTTAAATCAACACTTAGCGTGCAACCATTATGTTACCTCTCCTTACCATCCTACCTCTAAGTGTTAATGTCTTTAATTTAACTATATACGACTGTGGGCAAACTATATACAGCTGTGGGCAAATCTAACAGGTGCCACACGAAGTGCACCTGCGAGTTGGAGTGGGCTTACTCAGTCCACAAGCATTACGCCTGTAACTGGGTCAAACCAACGACCGTCAATAAGAACCTTACGCATACCAGTAGTGGTTACATAGGTGGTGCCCCCTGCTCAAGTGGGTGAGGGGGCGTAACCATGACAGTGCTCTAAAGGGTGAACTTCAGCTTAGCACCATCACCAACGTTGCAGAGGACAGCAGTACCATCATCAAAGACGGCAAATTGTGCCTCCTTAGAGTTGTCGTACTTCTTTGCTACTGGCCCTTGCTCGGCACCACAGACCCAAAAGTCTCCGTTACCAGCATTCAACACTCTAATTTCGTCAGAGTCAGCACGTCCCTTCAATTCACTTACTGTAAGCGAATAAGAGATAATAGATTTAGAATCATCCATAATCTAAGAGCAGTCGGGAAAAACCTATGGGGGGGTACCCAGACTGCGAACTTAAGAGGGGGAGATTCGTTATATCACACCTATAGTCATACTCTGACAAATATTTTTATAGGTTCAAAAAAAATAAAAATAAAATAAGACCCCTCTAGAGTTCTAAACCCTAAATAGAACCTCTGAGAAAAGTGAGCGCACCCTGAGTAAAATAAGCGCAGGGGTGTTGGCTTGTAAGGATAGGAGACATAGACAGTTACATAGACACTGTGTCCAGTTTTTACTAGAATTAACTGGACATTCATGTCGCACATATTGTAACAATTTGCGACAACCTAGATTATACACGTATGTAAAAACTGGATATATTTTATCCAGCAGTTAAAGTAGACTTAGCTACAGAAGATCCTACCCAGGTATTAGTAGCAGCAATTTTTATAAGTGTTACTACATGACCAGCAGTTATTGCAAGTGTAGTTCCTCCTCCATTAATTGTTCCACCGGCTCCTGCACTAACATTAGCACCTGTAGCTGGCGCCACTATTCTTATTATTGTATTTGGTGCAGCATCTGCGTGAAGTTCAACACTAAGAATATTAATTTGTGATCCTGCCTCTATAACTATTGTAGTATAATCTACCGGTAGTAAATAAGTAGTAGGTTCTGTTGTATCAGTACTAGTGAAGACACCTCCAATAGGTACTGGAGCAGATAAAGCATTAGTGTTTATAACTTTTTTTAATTCGTTTATATCATTGGGAAGGACGTCAACGCTGTTTTTAGAAGCGCCATTTTGTCGTGCTATCTTATCGGGGAATGTTACGAGCATATCTTAAGGGGTTTAACCTCAAAGGTACAATAAATTATTTACAGTTTATACACGTACTAGTATAAAAAGTACTTATTCTCCAGAAATTATAGTTATTATATACATTTATATATATATATATATATATATATATAAAAAGTCAGGTTATAAGTTTACATATATGTATAAAAGTAAAGGTATAGGTTTACAGAAAGAAGGGAGTTTCAAGGGTAGAACCAAACTGCTACTACAGCAAAGCGCAGGTAATCCCATTCAATTACAGAGGACTTTAACCACGACCTTCGTAACAAATTTAGTAAATATTTGTTATAATTCCTTGCATAGTTAGTATAATGTATTATATTTGTAGTACAAAAGAATGTACTTCAACTAACAAAAGATGAAACAAAAACTCAAAAACTGGTTTAGACTTTGGTACTACAGAATTTTTAGACCAAAGGCCATTTTTAACATTTTCATGGGTGGCGGTATTGTTCAATATAAAGTGAATGATGTTATCAGATTTGAAAGTGGAGAAGAAGCAATTATTATTAGTATGTGTTCCCCTAAGTATCCGGGAAATGTACAAGCTATCGAACTCAACACCAAATTCCCATTGCCAAAGAAGATATAAGGTGTTGAGTTTTTAAATTTACTCAAAATGACTAAGCATAAATATGAGTATTGCGACAAGTGCGGAGGGTATAAGGGGGATTTAACTCCTTTGTACTTCCCCACTACTTATCAACCAAAGGTTTGTAGGTGTGAACCTAAGTCTGGATTCCTGGGTACCGGGTGGAAATGTCCTAACTGCGGACTGGGTGTTCGTCCTGATCTCAAGACTTGCCCAAACTGTGAACCTTTTAAAGAAGATAAATAATGACATCAGAACAAGCAGTAGAACAAGGATTGTATGGGAATACCCGAGGTCGTAGGAGGTTAGAGTTACACATCTCCGATATACCGATATACGACAATAGTATTACCCTACTTACTAAGAAACCTTTAAGTACTTCTAAGAATTTAAGAGATGGAGACCAGTTAGATCCTGGTAGCCTTCTTTATTCCTACACCTTCAGGTCTGACCATTGTGGAGATGTTAGAATTCCTTTTACTGAAATAGATAGTGAAGAGGAGTTTAAACTGACGATTTGGGTTAGAGGGTATACAACCTTTCATTATGAAGGGAAGTTCCTGGGTACTAATATGCGTATGAGTATGCTGAGGTTGGAAGAGAATAGAGAGCATGATCTAGAGATTGAAGCGTTGGAAGATGGGGAGTATGAGGAAAGTAACTGGATTGCATCAATAGAAAAAGAACTTACATTATGATAATTTATGAAAGCAATTATAGAAACAGATTAATACTTTGGGACAAGGTGTTCCCGGAGTTAAACCAGATGTCTTTGATTAGAGTGTTTGTAGCTTTAGTATCTAGTTGTACTGAGGAGGCTATCTGGTATTCGAATAAAGATACTATAGCAGCAGTAGCCTGGAGATGGCAGATGTCTGTATCTACAGTTAAGTATGCGATAGGACAGCTAAATAAGCTGGGATTTATAAGTAATACAAGTAGAGGAGTCTACGAAATTAATAAAGAGTATTTGGAATGGTAAAGTTTACAGTAGACGATCATAAGTACACTAATAAGGATGGCAGTTGTTATACCTCTGTTACTACAGTGATTAAGGACTATAAGACCTTTGATAGAGATAAGGTAGCTAAAGCCTATGCCCTTAAGCACCCTGAGAAGGATGCAGCTGGCTGGATAGCCGAGTGGGAGAAGATAGGTAAAGAAGCAGCTGATCATGGGACTGCAGTTCATAAGGAAGAGGAAGATAAGGTGAGAGCCTGTGATGCTTTTAAAGATGGATCCTTTCAGGTAGACTTTAATACTATTAGGTCTTTAGAGTCTCTAGAGAAGTTACCGAACGGAGAGTACCCCGAGTTACTCATATGGTCTAACAAGTATATGATAGCAGGCCAGGTAGATAAAGTGGTAGTAACCGATGGAAGAGTTGACATAACTGATTATAAGACGTACAAGAAAGTAGATCTTAAATCATTTTACAACCCCAGGAAAGGTGGATGGACTATGATGAAGACTCCCTTGCATGGACTTCAGGACTGCAACTACAATCACGCAGGAATACAACTAGGACTTTACGCTTTGATGCTGGAGGAACTAGGTTATAAAATAGGAACCTTGACTATGGTTCATATTGATAGAACAGGGATAAAAGTACCGTATAATGTCCCTTATACTAAATTTAAAATGTTTGTAAATTTCATGTTATTTAATTTTATGAAGAATGGAAAAGTATAGATTTATCTATTTCACAGGAGAAGCTACAATACTAGAACCTAAAAATGGGAGAGGTTCCCGGGAACTACATTGTGTAAATGCTATCTTTCATCCTAATGCTAACTATGAATATGACGAGCAGTTGGATCTGCAAGTAGAGACTCAAGAGCAAATGAACACAATCAAATCAATCGTATCACACGGAAATCAAACAACAGCATGGCTCTAGAGAAATACAGGTTTGTATATTATAGTGGTGGGGAGAGAGTTGGTCCTAGAAATCCAGAGGGTAAAGTACTACATTGCTCAGATTTCATTTACTACGGGCCTGAAGAGGAAATGATTCCTGGACGTCCTTTTGAGTATGATGAAAGACTTGATTATATAATTGAAACAGCCGAAGAGTTAAAAAATTTAAAGAGTATTGAACGCCATAAAACAATGTTAAAATGGGAGTAAGTAAACGAATATGTACCGCTAATAAAGTAGAGTTGCGGAGCCTTAAGGCTAAAGCGAAAAGAATTTTATCCTTTCATAAGCAGTATCCTGATATGAGTGGAGAAAGAAGAATGCTCTTCACTGTCCGGTTAAACGAGATAATGGAGAGAGTTGAATATCTCAAGAGAGATAAAAATTGTAATAACAGAAGTCCAATAGGTGAGAACGAAGAATCTCCCTATTCCTTCCAGTACGTATTAACTAAAGAACGAATTAAAAACAGAAAAGCATGATAACAAAAGTAGAAATTGACGACCTCATTGCAGGTCTGGAGAAAATTGAAACCATGGAAAACTATATCCTTGTAGCGGTACCGGTTCCGTCTGAGACGACAGATTCTGGGATCATCAAAGGAGATGAAGCTCTCCAGGATGAAGTAGACAAACTAGAGGCATTTATGACTGTCCTCAAGGTTGGGCATGGTATCGATTACATTGCGCCTCATGATAAGGTGTTCACACAAGGACAAGTAACAGCCTTTACTGACAAAAGCGGTGTAGAAGAAATGGACATAGCTCCGGAAGGCTATGCAGTTGGTTTAGTAGCCACTCCTTATGTAAAACTCATAATCAAGGCATAATGGAAATAGTAAAAGTAAATACAGCTGAACTAGGTTTAAGTAGGGCCTATCTCACTCTCTTTAATGGAAGCTTGAAGCTAACAGAAAGAGAACTGGATTTACTTTCTTTACTACTTGACAAATATCTTGAATTTAGAGGGCAGGGTTTGAAAGAACCCTTCCTTTCTAAGTTTGTTTTTTCAACAGAAACAAAGAAAGAAGTTCAGAAGAGTATGGACATAAATGCTCAATACTTTCAGAACATCGTTTCTGCTGTAGTAAAGAAAGGATGTCTTAGTGCTCTGGGCCATGGATTGTACGTATTCAATCCTAATTTAATACCTAGGAAAGAAATAGGGTTTAGCTTTGGATAATCTAGAGAAAGTATACCAAGAAATTGCAACAGAGATGGGGCTTAGCAGACGAGAGATACGTTCAATTGCTGAGTCCCAATTTGTCTTTGTATCAAAAACGATGCAAGAGCAAGATCTAAACGACGTACGCTTACAGTATTTTGGGGTCTTTAAGGTGAAACCTGGAAGACTGCAATACCTCCCTGAGGACAGAAAAGAATTTATTAAAAGTAAAACAGATGAGTTTAACGAAATCCTTTAACACAGACGATAGCTTTTGGGTGGTAAACCCACAGTTCAAAAACATTCAACCCTTTAAGGGTCTCTGGAGTTCTGATAAGAGCAGAAACAAAATAACCTCTTCAAAGATCATGTGGTACGTAGCCCAGATCCAGGAGAGTGGTAAAGAGAATGTATTTCGTAATGTTCAGTATCATGAGCGCATAGGGTTATTATCTAAAGACTTCATGGGCGATCCTGACTACTATGATAAGAATGAGAAAAAATTACTACCTTTGTTCGAAATGTATCACACATTACATACTACACCTGCATTGAAATCATTGGAGGAAATGAATGAAAAGTTGACACAGAGGGCTATCTTTATTAGAGATACTCCTTATACAATGGATACTTATGAAATGGATCCTGCGAAAGGAACCATGATGAAAATACCAGGGAATGCCAAAGTCCTGGATGATATGATGAAAAATACTAAAGCAATTTACGATATGTATCATCAGATCCAAAAGTCCTTAGCTGAAGAAGATGAAGATCAGCAGGTTAAGGGTGGGCAAACACTAAGTTTATCTGACACTGGAGAAATATAATGGTAGGTTACAAGTCGTATAAGAAAACAATAATCCCATCAATGAACCCTTATTCAAGGGACTTTAAAGAATTCTGGAAAGCAGAAAAAAAGAAATGCATTAATGGAATTTGGATAGAGGGCAGGTATATGCCTGGTATCTTGTACTTCTTTATCAACTATTGGACCATTGAATTAAATAAGACAGCCACAGCTAAAGTGAAGACTTTAGGACAACCCTTCTTGAGAGACTTGGAGTGGGAACGTGCTATCTATACGATTGAAGCTAGAGGATTTTCTGGGTTTATGGATGATCCAGATGTGACGTGTCATAGAGGAGCAGGAATAGATTATCAAGAGGGAGACTGGAATGTTCTGCCTCCTTCTTGTTATAAAGAGGATGGTAAGACATTAAAACGATTTGTTGATGCCCGGGAGTATTTATTTAAAACCCACACCAGTGATCTAGGAGATCCTCTCTTTGAGAACGAGGCCATGAATGTTATTGACATTGAGGCTCGTGGTGGTGGTAAATCTTTCTGGATGAGTGTTACAGTAGCTCACAATTTCCTTATGGATGGGGCTACGAATTATAAAGAATACGTAGACGGTAAAGAATCTGAAGAGCCTTTTACTTCTGAAACCTTAGTAGGGGCGATTGACAGTTTCTACTCCAACACCTTATTACATAAAGTACGCCTTGGTTTAAACAACCTAAGAGGGCATTTAACGTATGCAGGAAAGAGTCACCCCTCTCCTTTATCTAAAGCCTTCTCTGGATCCTGGACTTCAGGTAAGTTCGTAGAAGCCATGGTTGATGTAAAGACTGGTGGCAACTGGGAGCGAAAGGGTTCTGGTTCTAAGATACAACACAGATCATTTAAGGATAACCCTTATGCGGGTAATGGTACCAGACCGGGATGGTCTTGCTTTGAGGAGATAGGTTTCTTTGATAATCTAATAGAAGCCTTAGGTCAGATGAAGGAAGCTACAGCCGATGGTGCTGTTAAGTTTGGTTCTATCTGGATGTCTGGTACAGGTGGTGACATGGTTGGTGGTGCTACGGAGGCTGCTAAGGAAGTGTTCTACAACCCAGAAAAATATGATTGCATAGCCTTTACTGATGAATACGAGAATAGTCCTTTTAAGATAGGAATGTTCATGCCTGCCTGGAAGACACTCAACCAGTACAAGGATGAGAAAGGTAACACAGTACGAGAGCCAGCTGTTAAATTCTTAGAAAAGGCCAGGGATAAGGCAGCCCAAGGTAAGGACAAGCAAGCACACAATGATGAACTCCAACAACGTCCTATTGTCCCTAGTGAAGCATTCTTACTTACAACTGGTAATATCTTCCCAATAGGAGAACTCATAGATCATCTAGCCTGGTTGGAAACTTCCACTGATGGAGACGTCATAGGACAGGCTGGTGAGATGGTTGTAGACTTAGAGGCTGGAGAAGATAGGTTTAAATTTAAGCCTTACTTAAAGAAAACGGATCCTATCCCTTGCGACTACCCTGTCAAGAAGGGTGCAGACGCTACAGGAGCAATACAGATCTGGGAACACCCAGCAGAGAACTCACAGTATGGATGGTACATTGCAGGTAATGACCCTTACGATTTAGATGAAGCTGTGAACAGCTCTTCTTTAGGATCTCTTATCTTAATAAGAAGAGCTACGATAGGTTCCGGTAATCACGATAAAATCGTTGCTGAGTATACAGCCAGGCCCGAATCTGCTAAGACTTACTACGAGCAAGCCAGGAGACTTCTTATATACTATGGAGCCCTTTGTTTGTATGAAAATGAAAAAATTGGTATTAAGACTTACTTTGAACAAAAACATTCACTATCTTTGCTAGCCTATACCCCTACAGTCCTTAAGGCCAACCAGTCTTCTAAAGTCAGTAGAGTGTATGGACAGAACATGCATAAGACTGTTGGGAAAGACGGTAAGAGCAAAGGCCCTAAGGCTGAGCTCGAAGTTTTCCTAAGGGATTGGCTACAAGAGAACGTTGGAGAAGGGAAGATGCAGCTACACTTCATCTACTCTAAACCTATTGTTAAGGAGCTCATCTCATATAATGATGTAGGTAACTATGATAGAATCATAGCTTTAATGCTCGCAGTAGCGCAAAGAGAACAGATGTATAATGTAGCCATCGAAGAGAAAACAGAAATAGAACGAGACCCTTACTTTGAAAGGGGATTTTTCCAATAATAAACATAACTAAATGTCATATCCAGTAAAAGATACTCCGTACAATTACAGCCTTCCACCTCAGAAAATCTCGCGTACACGTAAAGGTGAGAAATGGCAAAAGAACTCTGTAGATGCTATTATTAACTTATCTTCTCAAACCTTGCAAAATAACAGGTCTAGTAAGTTTAATAAGCAAATCAACTATAACCTTTATAATTCGATCTTTAATGAAAAGGACTTTAATTACGTTCTAAACCCTATGGGTCTAAAAGGCAATTATAGTAAGGTTGCCACGAAGATGAAGAATTATAACATCATCCGTCCCAAGATAGAGTTGTTAAAAGGAGAGGAAATGCAGAGACCTTTCTCTTTCAGGGTTCGAGCTACTAGCGGAGAAGTAGTTTCTCAGAAACAGGATGAAAAGAGAAAAGCTATTTTAGAACATTTACAAGCTAGAATGGTACAGGATCAAGGACCACAAGAGGAAGGACAAGAGCCACCTCAGCCCCTGGATTCAATACAAAAATATTTTAAGTCCCAGTACATACATCCTAGAGAGGTAACTGCTAATCAGATCCTCGAATATGGAGTACAAGCTGAAGAGCTTAAACGTAAGTTTAACGCTGGATGGGAACACGCCTTGATATCCTCAGAAGAGGTATTTTATGTTGGTACCCATAATAATGAACCAAAGGTACGTGTAGTAAACCCATTAAACTTTGATTACGACAAGACAATTGAACTACGCTCTATAGAAGATGCCCAGTGGGCCAAAGAAGAACGCTGGCTCTCTATAGGAGAAGTTATAGACCTTTACAGTGACGGATTAACAGATGCTGAGATAGATCGCCTTGATAAAGGTGAAATAGGATATCCAAGTAATAAGATGCAGTATTACCCAGGCTTTGCATATGCAGAGAGTGAGATACAAGGTAATGTCATTAATACAAATACAATGCAGGGGCAATCCTCTGCTGGTTCCAGTTCACATGTATATGTAGCTAACGTAGTATGGAAGAGTTTGAGAAAGGTAGGTTTCCTAACCTATATGGATCCTCGTTCAGGTAAAGAAGCAGAAACTATTGTTTCAGAAGATTTTGAAATGTCCCAGGATATCAAAGATGCTGGTGGTACTTTAAGGTGGCAGTGGATCAATGAAGTCTGGGAAGGTACTAGAATTGGTGATGACATTTATGTAAATGTTAGACCTCTACACAACCAATTCAGGGATATGAACAATCCTGGAGAGTGTAGTCTCCCTTATATTGGATATGTGTTCAACTCAGTAAACTCTATGGCTACTTCGTTAATAGACCTAGTAAAGCCACATCAGTACACTTATATGACTGTATGGTGGAGACTTGAACAGGAACTAGCTAAAGCTAAGGGTAGAAAACTCATAATGGATTACGCTAAGATGCCTAAGTCCATGGGGATGGACATGGATGAATGGATTTACCATTTTGACAACACCGGTATCATCTGGGTGAATTCTATGGAAGAAGGTAAGAAAGGTGATCCTAATAGTGTAACTCAAGCAATGAATGAGATGAAAGGTGTTGACTTATCCTTATCTCAAATAGTAGGACAATACTTAGAAGTGTTGCGCGAATTGGAGGCCCAGGTAGATAGAATTACCGGTATCTCTCGTCAACGTGAGGCAGATGTTAAAGCCTCAGAAACTGCAAGTGGAATAGAAAGAGCAGTACAACAATCTACTAGTATTACAGAACCTTGGTTCTTCTACCACAATCAGGTTAAACAAAAAGTACTTACAGCCTACATACAAACATTTAGGCAATCATCTTATGGAAATAAGAAACTCCAATACATTGTAAACGATATCGAAACTGCTATTCTAGAAGTAGATGGTACTGAGTTTGATGATACTAATTACAACGTGTTTGTAACTGATAGTATCAAGGACGCTAGGATTAAGCAGAAGCTTGAGGGTCTTGCACAGATTGCATTACAACAAGAAAAAGTTAATTTGTCTGATCTTATTAAGATTTACAAGTCAGAAAGTATCTCTGAGATCGAAGGTGAAATTGTTAGTTCTGAAAGTGAATTTGAACAGAAACAAATAGCAGCTGTTGAGCAAGCTCAGAAAGTTGAGCAAGCAGCTGCAGATAAAACTGAAGCCTGGGAAAGAGAGCAGCATGAAGATAACTTGATGGATAAGCAACTTGATCGAGAGAACAAGCTTAAAGTAGAAACTGTTAAGGCTATGGGCTTTTCTCAGGATACTGACATCAATGATAATCAAGTTCCGGATGTATTAGAATACAGTAAAATACATCTAGAACAAGGACGAGACTCATTTAACCAATTCATAGAACAAAACAAACTTGGTGCTCAGGTATCGAAAGACAAATCAGATGCTAAGTTAAAATCTAGAGAATTAGATATTAAAGAGAAGGACATCAAGTCTAAAGAACGAATATCTAAAGACAATAATAAAACCGCCATGAAAAACAAAGTAGTTGGCGAAAAATCTAAACCAAAGAAATAATGGCCCGAACAGACCCAAAGAAAACTAAAGACCCTAAAAAACCAGGGAGAGTATTTAAAAACCGCGCTGACTTAGGTAGGCAAAGAAGATTAGAAGGACAGGATACACCTTTTCAGAGAAGACTGCGTTTAGCAGAATTTCAAGGAGAGGATCCTTTTGACTATGAAGGTAAGTCTTATGCTGCTAACATAGATAAAAGTGTAGGCACGCGTAGAGCTAGGCTTACACCACGTACTTCTGCAATACCTGAATTGGGTATAATAAAGAAAAGACCGGGTGTAATACCTAACCCTGCAATTGAACCTGTAATCCCCCCTGTAGTAAATACTGCAGCTAAGTTAAAAGCTTCCAGAAGAAGAAGAAACTCTGGTATAGGGATTGTAAATAACAGATTTATTGGTAGAGTTAGTGCTACAGGTGAACGACCTGGTAGTAATCGAGGAGGAAGAACTCGAGGTAATAAAGGTAGAAGAATTAAGTAATCCCTTTTAGGGCCAAGAACAAGTGAAATACTACACAAAAGTGTCACAAAGATTATGATGCTTTATAATAGATTTTCTATATTTGAACTTTATAACAAACAACGATGAAAAAAAAAGATGAAAAAAAGACTCCAGAGGAGAAGGATGAATTCTCTACTGAGTTAAAAGGAACGTTCTTTGATACATTTCAGTTTACTCCAGAAGAAGAAGGCACTGTAAAGCCTAAGACTTCTGTTAAAAAGGAAGAAGACGAAGAAGAAACTCCAGAAGAAAAGCAAGCCAAGCTAGATGCTGAGGCCGCTAAGAAAGAAGAAGAAGGTAAGAAAAAGCCTGAAGAGGAAGAAGAGGAAGAAGAGGATACTACGCAAAAAGACATCGAAGCTACAGCTGCAGCTCTTAAAGAGAAAAAAGCAGAGGAGCTTGAAGATGACGAAAAGCAGTTCCTAACTGACTACGAAGCTGGTACTCTTAAGGATTACAAGAAGGAACCAGAAGAAGAGGAAAAAGGAGAGAAAGCAGGTTACGATGTTTTAGCTAAGACCTTAATAGAAGAAGGTATCTTGGAAGATTCAGAAGAACTTGAAGACACCCAGGAAAGCTTTTCATCTGTTATTACTAAAACTGTAGATAAGAAAGTTGATGACTACCTGGCGGAAATTCCAGATGAGTATAAAAACATTATCGACTTTATGCGTACAGGAGGTGATGCGACACAGTATCTTCAGTCTAAAGCAAGGATTGACTATGAAGGTTTAGATACAACAAAGCCTGAAGTTCAAGACGCTCTGATTCGAGAAGACTTACGTCAACAAGGATACGAGCAAACTGATATCGACGAGAAGATCCAGGACTTTAGAGATCTGGAGAAATCAGAAAAGGAAGCTATAAGAGCTTCTAAGCTTTTTTCAAAGCAACAAGATGCTAGAGTTACTGCATACGATAAGAGTATCGCAGATGCATTGAAGGCCCAGGAAGAGGCAGATGATAAAGAAATAGCAGACTTGTCTGCTGAGATTGATAAACTGGACGAGATAGCAGGCTTTAAAATAACTAAAGCCAGAAGAAAAGCTTTTAAGAAGTACTTGTTTGAGACAGACGCAGAAGGCGAAACTGCAGCAAGCAAAGCTTCTAAGAAGACAGACAACAGAATAAATTTGTATTTTATGGATTTTGTTGGTTACAACTTTGACGATATGGAAAGAGCAGTAACTACAAAGAAGTCTAAAGATTTCAGTAAAATACTAAGTAGGTACAAAGATACCACTACAAAAACTAAGGGAGTACCGGTCCAAGAAAAGGATCTTAATCCCGAAGAACAAGGACTCAATATCCCTAGCATGTTTAACAGGGCTCCTGAGGACGATTAATTAGTAACGATTTAAATTTTATATATATTATGGCAATGGAACAAGCAGGCGTGAGCCCCCTACAATTACTACAATTACGTAGATTACCCGTAGGTATGACTGAAAGTTCTCACCTATCAAATGCATACCTAACAGAACCTGAAAAAATGGACTCTGTTTTGGCTTACGCGTTTGGTACACAGAACAAGACCGTACTTTCGATGTTAACTGGTGGAATTGGAAACACAAAGACTATCTCTAATAGAGAGTACAAGTGGGACCTACATGGTATGAACGAGCAATCGATTCCTATCTCTTCTGCTCCAGTTGGATCAAGTGTGACTCCTGGACTAGGTGGACAACCTTTCAAAGTAAAGTTTGGTGACAAACATTTTGCAGTAACTGACAACTTGGTCTCTGACTCAGGTACGTTAGTTCGAGTACAATCAGAACCTCAGCCAGAGGGTAGCGATTGGATTTATGAGTTGGTACTGACTGACCCAGATGGATCCAAGTTTATCGATACTGCGGATATAGCAGTTGGCGCCAGGTTTAGTAAAGACTTCTCTTCTGTTGAAGAATTTTCTGCCAAGGGTGGTGGAACTAACTTCACAGCTCCTATGACTCTGACCAATCAGTTAACCACATTACGTAAAGAGTACACTGTTACTCGTAGTGCTGCTACTGACGTTATGATCATAGAGATGACTGCAGATGATGGTCAAAAAACACGTCTTTGGACCAAGTTAGCTGAGTGGACTGCTCTTGCTCAATGGTACAAGGAAATTGATAGGTCTATGCTTTATAGCATCTACAATAAAAATGCACAAGGTCATGTTACTCTGCAAGGAGAAAACAAGCGACCTGTTTATCATGGCGCTGGATTACGTCAGCAGATTTCACCTGCTAACATTCGCTATTACTCAAAACTTACTTATGAGATCCTGGATAACTTCCTTTTGGATTTATCTTATTCAGCTAATCGCTGGGGCGGAGATCATAAATTTGTAGCCTTAACCGGTAAGATGGGTATGCGTGAATTCCACAGAGCAATTGTTGCAGAACAAAATGCACTGGGAGTTACAGTAACAGATCATGGTACATTCATTAGTGGTTCTGGACAAGAGTTAACATTCCAAGGACAATTCACCTCAGTTAAATTCCTCAACGGAATCGAATTGACAGTGAAGGAATTCCCTGAGTATGATGATATCGTAAGAAATCGTCAGTTACACCCTGTTTCCAAGAAGCCTATTGAATCATACAGATTCACAATTTTAAACTTTGGTCGTAAGAATGGCAAGTCTAACATCCGTAAGGTTGTTAAGAAGAATAGTGATAATGCCATGTGGCACGTTGCTGGTTCTACTACTCCATTTGGTGATGTAGCTAAGTCTATGTC